CCGCGTACTCTATAAGTTTTGTAAGCTGGTTGAAGCCAGTAGATAAACCTATAACGCCAAAATCTGAATTTCATAGACTATGGCTTAACTGGTTAATTTCGTTCTTCATTGAAAGAATAGAATCTTCCATAAATAACTTAATCTCGCCGGAAAGTGAAAAAGGAAAATCGTGCTGCGTTACAGCATTAAATACGCCGTTTTGACCGTAAAAAAATACATTTACGTTGTTGAATGGCTGGCAGCTTAAAATCTGCTCTAGTTTGTTGATTTTTTCTTGCAATTCTTTAATTGTAGCAAGAATTTGCGTTTGTTTGTTGTACATATAAAAGGGTTTAGGGTTTAAATGTAGTAACAATTTTCATATTACCAAATATTTTTTCAGTTATAGGCATAAAAAAACCCACTAACAAATGTTAGTGGGATACCCATAAATACACAAACTATTTTACAAATAAGTCAGCTTCGGCCTTTCGCCTGATAGTCAATCCTTTCATTTCGTTCAATTTACCGTTAATCATTGCTTTGTTCCAGTATTGGAATTGATTGGCAACTGTTTGCTTATCTGCACCACTATTCAATAATTTTAACAAAGTGCTGGCTTTTAAATTGCCAATTCCTAGATTATAGGTAAAGCTAGTTAAACTATCTAGCTGATTTTGATTGATAGGAACAGTAACCACTTTTTTTATATCAGCTACTACTGTACTCATTTCACGTCTTAACCAATCTATCGCCGTTGCTTCGGTTATCACATCACCTTTTCGCACTGGTCTTTGTTCGTCATAATTATATACACTCCCATAACCCACGGTCCAGCGTCCAGTTCCATCGTCATAACTGGTTAAATATTTACCCTCAAAACCTTTTATAAGGTTTTCTGCTGATGATACTGTCATTGGCGTTATAATTAGTATTAATGCGATTGCACCAACTACCAAAATAGTTTTTGTTTGCTGGTTCATTTTTCACTATTGATTTAATCCTATACTTGCATCCTTGGCGTGAAATAATCCAATACCTGATATTATTGCAGTAATACCGCCGATAGTATCGCCTTTAACTATTTGAGTAATACCAGTAATTATCGCACCTAAACCAAAAAGGCTAGTTTTCCAATTCTTTAACATAGTTTATTTTTTAGATCTAATAATATAATACCTGATTGCAAATACGCCTGATACTATTGCTACTAATGCAGCAGTAATAGAAACATACTGCTGCACCATATTTAAACTAATGTAAGCAGTTGAACCGCTTATTAATAACAAAGTATCGCCTGATTTATTCTGCATCCGGTTTTATTTCTTTTATTGCGTTTGCAATAATGTTAAAAGCATTTGCAGCAGTGAATGACGCATCCATATTCGGAAAAACACCGCTTTTTGTTGCTGCGTCTAATACTTCTTTTAATACTTGTAAGGCTTGTTCGTTTTTCATTTGTTTGTTTATTTAAAGGTTAAAAAAGAACGTTATGCTACTGGTGCAATATAATTGTCAGTTATAGTTAATCCTAGTTGTGTAGCTGCCCAATTATATGCAGCATCATTTGTAACCCAATCCGTTGTATAGTCAGGCAAATTCATAGTCAAATTACCGGTAGTTATTTGTTGCTGGTCTGCATCTTGAATAAAGAATTGAAACTTAGCAAAGTTCAATAAATTATCTTCAATGCAAATAAGTTTAAAATAAATTCCTATTTTAATTACTCCGTTTGTCCAAATTGAAATCGGTTGTATTGTTTTCATTTTAATATTTTTATATTGATGTTACGGTTTCCCAAGCTGCACCAGTATAGAGAGCTAGTTTATTTAATATTGTATCATATACTACTAAACCTGTTGCTGGTGTTGCTATTGCGTTTTTTTGTGTAGTTGTCATTCTTGGCGGTAAAAATCCTTTTGTAGTAGTAGTTAATGTTAAAAGAGAAGAAACGTTAGTTACGCTTGTTCCCGCGTCAGACATTCCAATATTATTGTTTGTACTATCATAAATTATTGCATAATTACTTGATTTACCAATATTTAAATTAACACCTGAACTCATTACATAATAAGAATTTGTAGTAGTAGTATTAAAAGATGTATTTCCACCGCCTGAACCATTTCTTAAAAAAATACTTCCCCTACAATCTAAATAATCTAAAGAAAAAATAGCACCACTGGCTCTTGCCGTTCCATTTACATCTAATTGGTATGATCCTACTGTTGTAGTATTTATTAATACTTTACCAGCAAAATAATTGTTATCACTTGCACCTTGTTGATAAATTCCCCAACGATTAGTAAATGCAAAACCGCTTGTGTAATCGTCTATATTATTTATTAATAACCCATAAGCATTTGTTATGGTTGCTATTCCTGTACTGGCTTTATATACTCCTAATACTTCAATACCAGCTAAATGGCTTATAGTTCCATTGGTTGCACCTAAAAACTGATTTTGAAATATACCGGCCGTCATTGCTCGTGGGCCTGTTGCTTGAGTCATTGTAATAGTACCAGTAGAACTAAATTGTATTTGATTTATTCCCACTACGCTTCCATTCAATGCACTATTATCGTATGTAGCATTGCCACCATAAGTGAAATTCTGAATACCTTGTAAACTTGCAAAGATTAAACCACCACTTCCAAAACTTGTGGCTGCTGGTATATTATAGTTATCATTTCCATAAATACCATAAGTTCCACCGCTTGAATATGTTGCCGTTTTTGTTGCTGATAAACTTGCCGTTAATGTACCAACACCAGTATTTGTTATAATTAATCTATTGATTGTATTTAACACATCGGTTACAACAAAATCGTTTGCGGCTGAATTATAATTGTTTTGTATCGTCCATTTACCTACACCAGCACTTTGTAACTGTACACCAGCATTTGTAACGCCTGTACCGTTAAATGTAGCTTGTAAACCAGATGCACTATGCACATCAAGTCGATTTGATGCCGGAATAGTTGTCCCTATTCCGATTCCGTTTGCAGTAATAGATATACCAACATTGGACGTATTGCCGGCCGTGGTGACTGTTTGTAGTGTTGGCGTGGGAATTGTTCCGGTTTCGTCTGCTACTTGTATCCAAGTAGTGCCAGTATCACGGTATATTCCCGTGCTAGGATTATCAGTATCTACAAATAATCTACCGGCGAAACTTGCTGCTGGTCTTGATGCTAATGAGTCAGCAAATAAAGCCGGCGAGCCTTTTTGATTAAGTACGTCTAATTTGACTTCAATATTGCTACTCATTTTGATTATATATTTATATATCGCTTTCTGATAATTACACAGTTGTTCCCGCTTGTGCTTGTACCGAAATTGACAAAGAATTTTTGATTAGTTACCTCACCTTGATTGCCACTAATACTCAAAGATTGATTTGGCTGCAATGGTACGTTTTCTATTGTAACGATTGACGTGCCATAATTCACAAAACTGATTGTATTACATTCGCTAACTATGTACTGGCTTGTATCTACCGTGTAAAAATCGGTAGCATATTGCAAGACATTTATATTAATATTAGTCATAGATTAAATTTGAAAAGGTAATTTACTTCTAGTTCCACTTATAGAGTATTTAACATTGTAAGTAGGTGCTTGTACTTGTTCTGCTGGAGTTACTAAGGTTGATTTATCTATAATCATTGGTAATTCATTTGTTGATTGTACCATTGATTTTGTATTTGAAGGGTATAGTTTTTTGTAAATATACCAACCAGCAAAACCAGCAAGAACCAAGTAATATATATTTTTATTTTTCATTGTATTTTATTTAGCTGCATCCGATTTGAAAATAATACCGTCTATTCCTGTCAAATAATCTTTACCAAATTTTACATTGTATGTGTCTGCGGTTTCTGATAAAACAGTATAACCAGTAAAATCATTGGTTAATTGTGTAAAGATTACTTCAAAATTTTTATTGTAAACTTTGCCACCCATATTTAAAAATATTCCTGTACTTCCTACTGGTGCATTCTTTTGAAATAAATATTGATAAGCTGAATAATCTATTGGCGTTTTTTTCTTATTCAAATATTTGTATAAAAAATATAAACCAATACCTATCCCTACATATATTCCAATTTGTTTTTTCATTACTTCAAATTATTTACATAAGAAATTAATGCTGCTAAATGGTCGTTACTTAAACCGTCCCAAGGAAAATTTCCGCCACCATTACCTAAAAAACTTAAAAAATCAGTTCCTTTTTGTTGCTGCCATTTATCCGCTAAATAACTTACTTGTGTTTTATAAGATAGTTTTTTGAATTGTGCTAAAACTGCGTCATAATTATCAGCAACTATTCCGAATGAATCTTGAATAATGTAAATGATATCTTTTAAAGCTGCATCGGTAATAACTTTACTTCCTTGAAATTGTTTCCAGTAGTTAGGATTAAATGCTGAATCAATTTTCAAAGTTTCGTTTTCAATGGATGTTTGTTTATCAGATTTTAAAATACCTAATTTCATAAGTATTGGTCTAGCAATTAAAAAATAAGCTATACCAGCACCTATGCCATATTTAATCAAATTTTCTTGTACTTTCTTATCCATATTATAACATATAAAGTAAACTTTGCAATTTAGCTGCACTCATTTTATCTAGTGCTTGTAAATGTTCCAATGATACACCTTTTTCCATTAAACTTTCTAATATCAAAATTGCTTCGCTATAATCTGATTCAGATTTTGATATACCAGCGATTGCGGCCGGTGCTGCTGCATTACCTTGAATAAATCTACCTATTGCACCTATCAACATACTTTGTACTTCTGGGTTTTTTAAAATACCGGCAAGGCCGTCTTCTTCAGGTTCTTCTAAGTCTAAGTCTTGCTCGGCTTCTAATGCTGATAACCTAGAAACTAACATTTGATTTTGTTCAACCAATTTTTCCAGTAGCATTTCAGTTCTACCGCTATTGTTATATTGCGGTTGTACCGAACCTAAATATTGTGGCTTATTTAATTGAAAAGTAATACTGGTAGATTCAGGCTTTTGACCTTTTCTACCAGCATTACTTGTTACAAGTAGATATTCTGTTTGATTTTCTGCATTATTTTTTAAAGTAGCTAATGCAGTATTTAATTCGTTATATCCTTGTTCTTTATCACCAGTAAAACTAAATCTACAATACGCTTCTGTCGGATTCATTTTAGCATAAATCTTATAATTACTACCTTCTGCATTTTCGTAAAAATGTAAAACTTGTTCTATACTAAATAATTCAGCCTTAAAGATTGCCATTGTACTATATATTAATCAAAATGATAAAAAACACCTATTGAATAAGCAACATTCGTTGTACTTAATGCACTAGGCAAACTAATGAATGATTTTGTCCAACTGATAGTAATGCCATTGATATCCAATGGATCGTTTTGGTACGGGTCTGTTGCACTATTTACAATATTGTTAAATTCCAAAATTGGAACACGATATAATAATTGTAAATCGCCT